CGTCCGCGACCGTACTCAACGGTCTCGCAGCGGCACCGGCGGATCCGGTTCCGGTCGATCCGGTTCCGGTCGATCCCGGCCTGCCGGCTGATCCAGCACCACCGGTCGTCAACTAGTACTGCACGCGGTTGACACGACGGAGTCGAGCCTCCAGACTCGGCTCCGTCCGTTTTCAGAAAGGATATAGCAATGGCTCGCGCACGTGCCCGTGTAATGCAGTTTCCGGTGACGTTGTATCACAAGGACAACGGGACACCGGAGTTCGTGGCGGATGCTCGACACTCCCAGTACACTACCTACCCGATCGTCGTGCAGGATCAAGAAGCATTCGACCGTCTCGGACCCGGCTGGCACGAAGATCCGGTTGCGGCAGCGGATTGGAAGTCGGATGCGGATGTGGCAGAGTCTTCGGATGAACCGGAAGCCGAAGAAGACTTTGTCGATGACGAACCGGAACAAACCGAAGACGACGAACAACCGGAAGCACCGAAGAAGCGGAAACTACCGACGACACGGAAGAAGTAACCGCGAGAGGATGGCATGCCCGTTGATACGAAACGCAAAGACTTCGTAGAGATGGAAGACAAGTGGCGACGCTTGCGCGACTGCTACGAAGGTCGGGATGCGGTATTGAAAGCCGGAGAGAAATACGTTCCGTCACTGCCTGCGAAAGACGCGGTGGAAAACGAAGCGTACCGGAAGCGTGGCAGCTTCTACAATGCCGTCCAGCGTACCACCAACGGGATGACCGGTGCGGTCTTTCAGGAAGCACCGGAAGTCGAATTCCCCGAATCCATCAAGACCTACCTCGATGACGTGACTCTGACGAACATCCCGTTTGAGATGTTCGCCCAGGAAGCCGGTCGTGAGGTAGTCTTGATGTCGCGGTACGGGGTGATGGTGGACATGCCGGCACCGCCACCAGAGGGAACCATAGCCACCGATGTGCGTCCCTACTTGGTCGGCTATAAAGCGGAGGACGTCATCAACTGGCGGACCGAACGCGTCGGTGGTCGGCAGGTACTCACTTATCTCGTGCTACGAGAAATGATTGAGTACGTGGATCCCAAGGATCCGTTTGTCTGTCTCACGCTATGTCAGTACCGCGTCATCACGTTGGTGAACGGTGTCTGTGCAGTGCAGTTGTATCGAGAGAAATCACCGGGAGAGAAGGAATACCTACCGTACGGCGGTGTAGTGATTCTGACTCGACGCGGCGTCGCACTCAATTTCATTCCTTTCATTTTCATTTGTGCGAAGAACGCGACACCCGATCTCGAGACGCCACCCCTCATCGACCTAGCGGATGTAAATCTCGGTCACTGGCGGAACTCGGTGGACTACGAGTACGGACTACATCTCGTGGCACTCCCAACGCCGTGGGTCTCTGGTGCGAAGAATGCCGGTGACGGTTCCGCACCGATGAAGATCGGACCCAGTGTGGTCTGGGAACTCGATATTCAAGGTTCGGCGGGGATGTTGGAGTTTCAAGGTGCTGGACTCGCCGCCATCGTCACGTCGATGGAAGAGAAGAAAAAACAGATGGCCGTGCTCGGCGGTCGTTTGCTAGAGGATCCCAGTTCAGTACAAGAGACCGCTTCAGCCGTACGCATGCGTCACGCCAGCGAGCATGCCTCCCTTCGCATGATCACGCAATCCTTGGAAGTCGGACTCACGTTGGTGCTTCAGATCCTGGTCTGGTGGGACGGGACATTGGCCAGACCGTTGGATGCCGAAGTCAGCGTGGAGTTGAACAAGGACTTCCTCAACGTGAAAGCCACCGCGCAAGAAGTCACGGCGGCACTCCAGGCGTTGCAAGCCGGGAAGATTTCGTTCGATACCTGGTACAACTTCTTGACGACCGGGGATTGGACGCGTGAGGACGTAGACGCCGCTGCGGAAGAGAAAGAGATCGAAGCGGAGAAACCGCCGGAACCGAAACCCGCACCTCCGCCTGGACCAGTACGGAAAACGGTACTGGGTCCGGACGGGAAGTTGAAATATCAAATCACGGAGGAGCAGACACCTCCTGCTGCGGCATGATCAAACGTGTCGGACCCGGCAAGTACGTGGTGATGAGTGCGGACGGCACCAAGAAACTGTCGAAGCCGCTCTCGAGAAAAGGTGCGGAGCGTAGGCTCGCACAAGTGGAATACTTCAAGCACAAGGACAACAAGTGATCGCTCCAGGTACCGCCATTTCGTTCTATTACGATCTCGCGCGATCATTTTTTCAACCGACCGACGAGTACCGTATCGCGTTGTACTCCGACAAAGCGAATCTCTCGCCGATGACGGATGCGTACATTACGAACGGTGAAGTGATCGGTGCACCCGGCTATACCGCTGGAGGACAAGTGCTCACCGGTATGACGGTGGTCATGGACGGGCCAGTGGCCGTCATCGACTGGGCGGATGCGTTGTGGCCGAATTCCACGATCGTGGCCAGAGGCGCACTCATCTTCAATGCCACACGCAACCGTGCAGTGGTCATCCTAGATTTCGGTCCCAGTCCCGCAGGAGATCCACGCGGCTACTCAAGTACCAACGGAAACTTTTTGGTTCCATTCCCGGAACCGAATGCAGCAACCGGACTCGTCCGGATTGGAGGCTAGTGTGGATCAACCGGAAAAATCGGCAGTGGCAGGGCAGTCGTTAGTTATTCCTCAGGACGCCCAGTTGGCGATCCTCGTAATCCTTACTGCCGGTGGACAGGTGTCCGTGGCGGGGACGATCGACAGCAAGGTCGCCGCACTCGGATTGCTCGAAGTTGCGAAGGGAGCGATCTCTCAGCACGTGGACGAACTCGCGAAAGGCAAGCAGATCATCGCTCCATCTCCCGGTCTGTCGCATCTGTTGAAGTTCGGCAACGGTCGGAGCTAGCATGGCGCAAGAGTCTGTCGTCCAAGTCGCTCCGGACTCTACCGGCAAGAAGATCCGGAACATTCAACTGGACGTGGTCCAGCCGGACGGCAGTATCGCGTCGGTACAAATGCAAGTAGTTGTGGTTGCTGATCAGAACGGGAATCTTACTGCACTGAGTCAGGTGCAGGGATTCGCGTTGTTGCCGACCAGTGACCAACAACTACTTGAGCAGGTTACGCAAATGAACGATAAACTCGGGAAGATGCTTGAGATGTTGGCTCTCGAATTCGAGCAGTCAACGGAGGATTTCGATGGCCAAGATTAACATTCTCGGGTTCGTTCGAGGACTGCTTGTACCAAACTGGCCTGAAGGTGCAGATAGTCCGATGTGTATTAACAACCGGGGTGACGTGTCGGTGGTGCAGTCCTTACCTCCGGCGGCAGAACTCGTGCGACTGGGACAGAGTTATTTTTCTCTCGGGACCGCCGTCGCACCGGTGGCTGCGTTGCCGACCACGACCGCGCATCTTTCTCTTTGGAACGGTGAAGCACAAGGTGGTAAATGCTACGTCATTGATGCGATCGGTACTATGCTCAATGCATCCGCCGGTGCCGCCATCAACCTTGGTCTTGCCGTTCAACTCAATACCACCAATCCGATTGCGAATCCAGCGGGAGCGGTGGCAATCAAATCCTTGTCGGGTAAAGCAAACTACGGTGGCAAAGGCAACTCGAAAGCCTCAGTCACCGTCACCAACGATTCGGCGTGGCATGAAGTCGGTACGCAGCTGATATGCGCCAACACCGCCAACATTACGTTGAGTGTCGAATTCAACGTATACGGCCGGTACATCGTACCGCCGCAGGGTATGTTCTCACTCGCGTCGTTGTGCAACGCGGCAGGTACCGCGACGGCATTTCCGATCGTTTTCTGGCATGAAGTGCAGTTGGCTCTTGGCTAGATCTGGACTCGCACGCGGCTTCGTTCGAGGTTTCCTACCGCAGGATTACGGTGGGGGATCTCGAGCTACGCGCTATCGGGAACGTCCTCACATCAACTCATTGGGTAATGTGTGCATTGCTCAGGCCATGCCGGAGTCCGCTGAGATTGTTCGACTTGGGAATTCGTGGATGGCTTCCGGGATTGCAGGCGTACCGTTGTTATTTTTTCCACCGAGTGGTGTGGATTCGATTCTTCTGAAAATGTGGAACATCGGTCCCGACAACGGTCCGTCACTCGTAATCGATGGTGTGGCGGTTCGCGTAGATTTGAATCCTACGACACCGGTAGCCTCGGTGTTGGGAGTGAGCGTGGCGGTACGAGCTAGACAAAACGATACTCTCGGATCGAATACTCCAGCTAGTGGACTCTCAAATGCAAATCGTTCTTCACTTTCTGGACGAAAAGTGTATCGTGGGGTCGCAGCAGTAGCCGGAGCCGCAAGTGTCAATAGTCATATTAGTACGACAGATTGGCACATGCTCGGATCGATCATTTCTGCGAACACCAATATCATTGGTCTC